TTTAGGTTTAACAGGAGTTGCTTTCACCATTCCTGTTTTCCAGACCAATCCATTGTCATGGAAATACTTAACTCTCTTTCTACGAAGACCCTTCAATCTATCAAACTCTGCTCTTTGCTCTGACGTAAATACAAAATTGTTACGCCTCCATGATTCACGCAACTCATTGATTTCTTTAAGAATTTGTGCTGGTCTCATTTTTAATTAAGTAATTATACAATAAAGGCAATTTATGCGTCCCCCCTTTTATTCATCTTCCTCCATAGGTGTATCCCAATGACCTTCTATCTTACCATCTTTGTAGCAATACCTATCAGGAGATGATTCACCCATATCTTCTAAACACCACTCCTCCTGACCATCTTTATATACTTCTTTGGTATAACTGGCATATCTTCTCCAATGAACGATGAAATAATACTCATCTTTAATCCAATCAGTCTTTTCACAAAATTCTAATAACCATTTCTCAATATCAATAGTATCAACACCATTCATTCCTGGTGTAAAATCTTCTTCTTCACATTCACATGTATACTTATAATCCTCATTTTCAGGTTTATAGAACTCTTTAAAGACTTCCCAATCGTATTGATAAGCATCAAATTCTTTGGGAGATTCCCACAACTCTACGGTTGCCATCTGCCATTTACTAAAATAGAAATGAGTGTCACTATATTCACCAACTTCTTCACCCTCTACAATAAGGGGTTTTGATTCATCAGTCATAATTAATAATCAGATGGTCTACCATCTTGTGATTTGTACATATCAAGAGATGCTTGATCTCTTCTATTCTTTACATATTCTAATTCACCCCAACAGGACTCATTACATAATAATAATGTATGAATCATTTGATGCCTATGTTTTTTACCAGAAGTGTAAACACACTCTGGTTTAGGTCTAACTCCTGTTTCTATGGTGATATATCGTGATACAGAGTTCCATCCCTGCTTTTCACGTTTATGATTGTCTACTGGATCTCCTTTAAAATATACCCATCCTTCTTCTTTGTCTCCATTTGGTCGATTCCAAATGACGTAATCATCAACTTGTGGTTCATACATTAATTGTCAGGGGAGAGTTATAATTATGTATCTAATCTGTTGGCAACCAACCAGGATCTACATCAGTAGGATAGCGAGGATCATCTTGGACTACAATCTTTAGACGATTAGGTGCAGTACCACTTTCAAGAGATTCTTGAATCTTTGCATCTGCTTGTACATTTGTAAGATTCTGAGCATTATTCTCAATTAACGACCAACCTTGAGTCGATAATTCTAATACTTTGTAAAGTTTTTCTTTTGCCATGATTTTAATTAGGGTTATAAAGATTTAGTACAAATACTGTACCAATAATAGCACAGATTGTAAGAATAGACAATATTGCTAAAAATTGCATTAGACAAACTCCGCTAGGTAATAGTCAACAGTAATTTCAAGTTTTGCTGCTTCTTGTTCACATTCTTCTATGAACTTCTCCAGCATTTCATCAGTCTTATTGATGAAGTGTTGTTCACTAGGCATTAGAATCCTCCTTACATGTACAGGCATTAGAAATGCCACCTAACTTATCATAGATGGCATCAAGTTCTTTGTCAATATCATTGTTGTAAGAAATAAACTCACACAATGCTTTGAGTTCTTTTTTAGTTAAATCAACTAACATTAGAAATTAGTAATAGCTAGCGGATGTTAGTTCTTTCAGTGGGGGCGACCCACGAGGCACATCCATCTCCTCGAAATAATGTGGTAGTTTCCTATCGCCGCTAACCCTGAAACTACCAAAGGGGGTTACCGCAGTGAGGGAGTGGGGCATCGACAGAGGTTTCACCTACTATGCCCAAATTTACCTACTGGGAATCGCTTACACCTGAACCCCCAAACTTAATCGGGGCAGTAGAACCACGTATCTCTCACACCATAAGGACAGTTTAGGCATGACCCCCATTATAACATAAACTGTTCTACACCTTCAGGTTCACCAAAACTATAATCATAGGTAAGTGCATCATGGCAGACATAATGTGGATGATCTACTGGAATACCTACACGTTCACACATTTCTTTATGATTATCCTCCATCAATTCTACAGCATAAAGCATATTATTTAATATATGTTCTTCTGAGTGATACTCTTTCAACCTATCTCTTAATGCAATAATAAAATTACCATTACCTGCCGAGGGATCTATAAATGTAGAGTTTGGATTTTTTAATTTTTCTATTGGTATTTCATTCACCATCTTAGTACATAATTCAAGGGGAGTGAACACTTCTCCAGTTACATCTATACGTTCATTAGAACGATCAATAGATGATCCTACATTTTTATTATGAGTATTCTTAACTGGCATTTGCAAGTTGTTCTTGAATGTAACCTAAAGACTCAGTATTTAATACTTCTTCAATAGGTGCATTTGGAAACTTAGAAATGATATTTGTAACACGACCATTTACTCTTGTTTTATCAATTATCCAATCATAAATTGGATCAATCAAATACTTCTGAGTTTGTTTTGCATCCTCCTCATTATTAAAAACCATTGTAAATGTGGAACCCCCTGCTTCTGTTTTATTATCAACAGTCACATCTGTAGGATCTTGTAATTGAGGATAAAATACTCTCCATACACCATCATTAATATACTTTACTCTTGAATATTTAATTTTTCCATTGATATTAACTCTATGACAATAAATATCATCCTTATCCTGCTTTAAATCTTTTGCCCACTCTACAGGAAGATCATTCTTTTTAAGATATTTGGCGACTGCACGATAATCATATGCTTTAGAAACATTAAAATTTAATTTAGGTTCATTAGCATAAAATAATTGAGACAGAATATTATCCAACTTTGAATCTCTAGTGATGTGTAAAGTATTATCAGTATCTAACTCTCTTCCATCATTAATCTTTACTTTATTACCCTCTGTTTTACTCTTAATGGCAGTCCATTTACAAATTTTTGTACCCACATCAAAATGATCATCTGCACTAAAATCTACATCTTTCAAATCATATTGACGATCTTTACCTAAAAATCCCTTCGTAAAAGTATCAGCACCCGATACAATAGTTGTTGGACTAATGATACAAGCAATACCATCATCCTTTAGGAACTTAAATCCAAGTTGAGTTAGTTTAAACCATAATGGATTACCACCTCTTTTATTTCCTGGACTATTATCATCACCAAAAGGAAAATTAGCTAATAGGACATCAAATTTCATACTTAATAGAATAGGTAGAAGGTAATCATCATCTAAACCAACAACATTATATCCTTTTTTTCGATAGAAATCAACATATCCACGAGAGCATGAAACCACAGTCACATTATTATTAACAGAACATTTCTCTAAATCATCTAAAACACCAAAACCAGGTTCTTTAGCAAAGTAAAGGATATTTTTATTTATTGTGTTATTAATTACATTATCAAATAATCCTATTGGATGATCACAAGTTTCATAACTAAAATCATTATATGTTCCAGAGATTGTGTTTTTAGAGACAATTAAATCCATATAAGTCTTATTAAAGTATGGATAGAATTTATCTAGTACAACAGAAGCATTTAATCCTACAAGACTTTTATATGCAAGATCCTTATCAGGATCATTAGAAATAATCTCTAAACCTTCTTTAAATGATTTAGTATTCAATGCAAGATATGAAATATTTCCAGCACTATTAACTATTTTCAAAACTTTAGATCTAAAGTCTAATTGTGCCTTTCTTTCTTCATTAATTTCTTTCTGTGTTTTCTTTTTCTCTTTATTATCAATATAGGTTTTAGCATCATCAATAATACCTTTCTTTTTATTAGTATCAATCTGTTTCTTCATATCATGCAACAACTCACGCAGTTCAGTATTATTATACATCTCAGAGTAATCTATAGTTGCAGATGCCATATTCCTTAGATTCTGTGAGGAAGTAATATATTCACGAAAGTCTTTCTCTGACATGAAAGTGTCTCTATCCTTAAGAGTGTTAATAACTCCATGAATTCTCCTTACAGCAGAATCAGTATCACCATCCTTATTAATCTCGGAAGAGATTAAATCAGTTTCAAAAGATGAACTTCGATTAGGATTAAATGTATAGTTAACAACTAAACTCATTTCTTTATCACATCCTGGTGTTAAACAACGTGAAGCACGTTGAGTGGCAGGAGCGAGTGATCCACCATCAAAACAATCTACAGTAGCAATAATATTAGGAATAGAAAAAGATCTAGCACCCATACCACATGAAAAAATGACTGTACCTTCTTTTCCCTCCTCTTTTGCTTGTTTAATAGACTCTTCTACATATTCTTCAGCACCCCTATTTGTATGCTCATCACCATGCAACACAATAATATTATAATCAGGATCTTTACACACTTTTGCCAAACTATTTAAATTTGATTTAGTAGTAGGACACCACACCATAACAGCAGGATGATCAATCTGACCCCAATGACGACTGTAGATTCCAAATACATCGTTACCTCTTTCTTTATCAAATAATACTTGTTTCTTAAATTCACGTTGAACATGAGTATTTCTCTTATCAAAGAGTTTTTTCATATTAAGACGATCTTCAGGTAACATATTATTCTGTTCATCAATAAATGCTTGAGTAGCATCTAAATTATAACAAGTAACTTCCACCAATTCTTTATAAGTCTCGTCACCCTGTTTCTTCAATGTAATTAAATCTGCATAAGTATATCTAATAGGAGTTTGAATATCACCTTTAGCTCCGATCATTGCTCGTTCAATATTACTACCAGTAGATAGCAAAACTAAGTTATTACCACACTCACTATATTGGTGAAGAATAGACCTAGAAGTATCTGTCCATGCACCATAATCTGCTTCATCTACAACAATTAAAGCATCTTCTTCTTTAAGAACATCCAAGAGACGACTATCAATCTTATCACTATCTACATGCAATGATACATCAATCAATACACGTTTTCCTTCTCTAAGTGCTTTTACATATAAATCATAATTTGGTTTAATAACTTCAATATCAGCAGACACATCCAATCTCTCGTTAACAGTCTTAATTAAAGATTCATTTGATCCTAACCAATAGGATGCAATAATCATTACACGAAATCCTGATCTCTTGAATACATCAAGATGAGTAAAGTCTTTACCAAATCGAGGACAAAGATCTAATGGTTGAATAATAGTATTACCATTCCAAAGATTACAAACTTCCTCAGATACTTTAGTTTGTAATGTGCGTGGAATATAATTTCCTTTAATCTCATAAGAAAAACTTTCTAAATGCTTAGAATATGCTTCAATCTCTTTATCAAGTTCTTCAACATAAATCTCAAACCACTCACGATTCTTACGAACTCTCACATATCCATGATCTTCCAACCATTTATGGAATCCAGTGTCCCAAAAAGTTGTAGTATAAACTCTCTTTTGAACTAATGCTACTGGTTGAGAAGTTCCATCTTGCTCATCAATACGATCTTTTGCTACTTCTCTACCAGTACCACCTACTTTTAATCTAGGTCTTAACTTTCTTGCAATCCTCCCCTCATACCGATCCTCATCAGTATAAGCATATATCTTATTACCAAATCCTTTAGATGTCATCACAAAATCATTGTATAAAATAGAAACACTTTAGGGATGACCCCCTTTATCAACCTCCAGCAAGATCACATCCAATGTGACTACCAACAACTGCACCTAATGGAATTGCCCACCAGCGTCCATCACCTCTTGATACAGCAGCACCAATACCACCACCTAGTAATCCACCAGCAATCTTACCATCACTACAATCATTAGTGTCCTCATAAACAGTTACATGCCTACGATAATATGGTCTTTCTGGTGGTGTAGTTCTTCTCCATCCAACATCAGGATTAACATCTTCACATGGAACTTCAATAGTATCCTTCCATGACTTTACATAACCAGGATTATCCTCTGTTCCTGGAATATATTCCTCTCTATATTCTGTCTTATGGCATGTTCTCTGATTAGAGTATCCTGCTTGATAATCATCCGCAAGAGCAGAAACAGGAGTGAGTGCCAACAATGCCGCAAGTGCTATTTTCATTTTTTAATTTTTATCTATAATCTATTATACATCAACAAGAGCAGGTTTGGGAAGAGGTTGTGACAGTTCCTCTAGTGCAACCATTTTAGTGAATCCTCCTTCCATATTGTAAAACAACTTATAATTCTCTGTAGTTACATAGTGACCCATAATATCATTACCATCACAGTGCCAACCATAAGATTCAACCTTTTCTTCTATGCCATCTATTCTCATCTTCTTACTACCATCCAAGTAGGATAGGTATCGCTCGTCTAGGTTAATCATAGTTCTATGGTGGTATGTGAGGATATTATAACATAGTTATATGATTTATCTATAAATTTTATATTGTCTTTATACTATTATAGTATAACTTAATACTTAATCACTATTTTTCATGTGAGCATCTACAATATCTTGCAACTTCTCAAACTCTTTAAGTTGATCAATATCATATAATAATTTAGATAATTGAGTTACAACCAATGGTTTTTCATTCACCGCAGCACATTTAATTGCTGCTCTAATGTTACCTTCTGCTTCAAGTAAATGATCTAGTGTTTGTTCAGATAGTGCCATAATTAATAACGTGATGGAATTTTGTGATAATCAGTAGGGGTGTATTCATAACCATACTTATTTAAGTATTCTTCAAACAATTCATCAGGAACTTTACCTTCCCAATATTCCTTTTCACTATACTCCTGATTCATTCAGTTCATTCTCCTTTCGTGCTTGTTTCTCTTGTCTAAGTTGTTTTCTAACTTTTTTAGCATAATATACATCTTGTTCACTATACCACTCTGGATGTTTTTTTGCAAGTTTAATAATTTTCTTTGCTGCTTTTTTGTCTGATAAGTTTGACATTAACCATATTAATTTACGTCTGGACTAGTATTTAGTACAGATTTTCCTCCTGTTCTGTTAGTAATGTAATTTCATCAGATGTGGGATATGCCACGCAAGTTAATACATAACCTTCTTCCATTTGTTCATCATCAAGAAAAGTTTGTTCCTCTTGATTAACAGTTCCTTCTACAAGTTTCATTGCACAAGATGAACAAGCACCAGATCTACATGATGATTGATGATCTAAACCTTCCTCTTCGAGTGCATCTAAAATAAATGTATCTTCATCACATTCAAAGGTTTCAGTTGATCCATCAGGTGATTGTAATGTGATAGTTGCCATTGTAATGTGTTATACAAACTATTATTATATAGATGCTATTTCATCTAGTGTGAAGAGACTTTTAAGTTCTAATGCTGACAATTTCATGGCAGCATTAGCTTCATCATCTTCCTGTCGATCTACGATAGAAACGACAGTATTCACGACATAACCAGCATCACGTAATTTCTCTACTGCTTTGATGGCAGAACCACCAGTAGTGATTACATCTTCCAATACTGTGATAATAGTTCCCTCAGGTGGTAGCAATCCTTCTATCCATGCCTGTGTGCCATGACCCTTTGCCTCCTTCCTTACGATAAGACCATTCACTAATCTACTATCAAGAGCAGACACTAATGATACACCACTCACTAAGGGATCAGCACCTAAGGTAAGACCAGCAACATAGGAAGTTTTCACCTGTTGTAACATCAATAAGCTAGCAAGAGTAAGACCTCTACCACTTAATGTAACTGGTTTACAATTTACATAATGCTCACTCTTCTTTCCAGATGACAGGGTATATTCACCCTTTTTATAAGCATCCTTCTTTAATAGTTCTAACAGTTCATCCCTCATCTGTCTCTTGCATTGCTAATAGTGTTGTGTAAGGTATCCATGCAGGTTCTTCATCCTTAAACTGTACCTGTACCTCAGTTATATTCTTCTGTAACCAGCGAGAGTAAGTTTCTCTTACCATCTTAACTGGACTGAGGGGATTTTTCATTTGTTCCATAGCATCTGTGTTATGTATCATTGTTATCAAATAGGTGGTGTTTAGATGTACCTGCATTATCATTTGATATATCTCCTATACCAGTCTCTTCCGTTTCTATCAAATCATAACTCCAATCTTCTATCACAGTATTGGAAAGCATCCTATCAGATAGAAGATCCATTTCTTCTCTTGCTATCTCTTCAGTCTCAGCATCAAACCAGAAGTCTATTGCTTTACCTATCCTCAACAAATGAGGTTTAAGACTGGGAGCAACTAAATGCACGTTTTTCATAACTGCATTACCAGCAGCATCAGATACAGATCCTCTCAATCTGACATGGACAAGTGCTTTAAATCTCATTTCTTTTCCACTCTCTTGAATCATATTCTATCACAATTTTTTTATATTGACGACCTTCACTTTTATATCCGTCTATCCTCTCCATTGTTCCACCCAATCTTTCAACAATAGTTCTAAGTTCTTGGATTAAATCACTGTCATTCGCCATTAGACCTCTTTTTTTACAGTATAAAACCCCTCAACTAAAAAGTCAAGGGGTTATTGATTCTTGTTTTGCTAAGGTTTACTTAAACTAAAACCTCCTTACATATACGTTTACAAACTGATTGACTCTCATCACATTCGATTAAACACTGATAGTAATCTGCGATTAGATCATTATCGGGATCGAAAGTTTCTTCTCCTGCTAGTTGATTATAAGATATTAAGTTGTGCATTAATCTTCTCCATAAATTTACACATAATATACACCTTTAATGCATTTGGTTCTCCGTATTGTACCTTTCGGTGACTAATACTATTTATATCATATTTGTGTTCATTTCGCAACTTAACGCAACAAAAATTTATGCCTAGTACTCTCTCTTCTCTGTCATATAATAGTCACCCAATGCTCCACTCATTAAAGTTTCACTAATCTCACCATTAGGTGTAGTAATGGTGGGTTCTACATGATCATTCTTCTCTCCAAATTTTGATGCTGGAACTCTAGGATTAATCATATTTCTAGTTTTATCAATAACATAATCCCTAATCTCCATCAACTCATCATAACATTGTTGATTATAAGCACAACTACGTAGATGATGATCAGGTTGCATTAAAGATTCAATAAAGATAGAACGAGCTCTATCCCATTTCTCATGAGGTGTTACTTTTTCATCAAGTGTTTTCTGGTCTTTCATAACATGTAGGTTCAGTGTTTTCTTTAATAACTTCAATAAGTTCTTCTCTACTTGCTACATTAGATTTAATAATACCATCCACTATCTCTTGTGATGACTCACAAGTAAGAAGAGAAGTAGCAAGAAGAATTTCTATCATATTGTTATTTATTTAATAACTTCCCAATCATCATCACCAGATTCACGTATTGTAAAGTTATAACGGTTAGTAATTGATTCAAGACCAACTTCACCGTTTTTTCTCCACACTACTCTACATGAATGTAACTTATACATAGAGTGTTCAAACATTTCCTGTGCGTAATCCGAACGTGGTTTAACACAGAGAAACTCAGTTTTGATTGCAGTTTTCATCATTATAAAGGAAAAATAGAATTTGTCAAATGTAGGAATCAAGTAGGAATTGGGTGTATTTTTTATAAAGCACCTCTTCCATTTGTAGTGCCTCCTTCTCCCAAGGTTGATCATCATAATCAGTCTCAGAATGGTCTATACCCTTCCAAAGACGTTTATTATGCTTATCTTTAAGAGTACCCTTTACATGTTGTAGAACGTGCCACAGTTCATGTAAGAGGGTTTTAGTGTAATCCTCTGGTGTCATACGATTATGCACCTCCACCTCAAATTCACGAGGTCTGTGTTGAGAATCAGTAGTCCATGTCCAACCAAATACACCCTCTCTCAAGAGTCCTTTGTGGGCAATATGAAGTTGGAACTTGTGACGAGGAAGGTATTCATTCACGAACCACTGTACAATTCGTTCACACCTTCTTTCACTATAGTTATAACCTGAGTGACTAAGAAAGAGCATAACCTATAAAAGATTGTGTTAAACGGACACCCCAGTTCATCATCCACATAAATGATGCGATGAATAGGAGTTTCTCTGATGATGTTAAATTCAAGGAATCATTGCGATATATACAGTATAAAACCCCATCCTTGCGGACGGGGTTTTTGTGTACCAGTTTGTTAAGTGTCTATCTATTATTCTGAATAACGTACTA